ATTCAATGCTACAATGACGCGACGAATCTCACCTGGTCGGTTATAGGTGATAATTTGCACCGCTACGTCAGGCCAAGTGATGCCCATAAGCACTCCTTTTATTTAGACGAGCCAAGAAATCAATCTTGGCTCGTCTTTAACTATCGAGTCTCCCAACCCTTATACCAGTTAGCGTCGATAAGCGGCACTTCGTCGATGCCACCCTTCAACCTATAAGGACTGTCAGGATTCCAATCTCTCAAGTGCTGCAGAGGCTCGTAAGATACATTCTCGATTCGGCCAGACAGATGCGGCGTCCGCAAGATAAGCCGAGGCTCGATCTTTGCGCGGAAGAGGAAGCAGTAAGACTGATCCTCCATGGTCCACATGTAACGCCCACCGTCCGTCACCCAATATCTGTGCTTGTTCTTGAGCACTTCGAGTTCTGGAGCAGTGAGTGTATAGTCCATGTACTCAAAGTAAGACACTCGCATTCCGCGTGCGCGGAGAGGGATGTAGTAAATATCAGAGGCAAACTCGCCTGGTTGCAGATTAGCATTGTTGACTACGTTAGCCTCGAAAATACCATCATCCGTCACCACAGGTACTTGGCGACCGTTGACCCAAAGGAACATTCCATTACGCATTTCGTCGCGCATTCGGACATTTCCCTCATCATTGATCACCAAAGTCGGGTTGACCTGACCAGGCATTACGCTAGTCTAGCAACGATTGGTCAGATACCGGCATGGCCAGCAAGCTGTCAGCTCGATCCACAGTTCTGGTCGCATAGCGATAACCCAATCCACAGGAGCTAGTCCAGCGCGATCTGCTACGTGGCGCAGATAGATGTCCAGGTAGGAGATGTACTGCACGATGTCCCTATCACCAGCCGCTGTTCCGCAGACATTATCGTAGTTGAAGTCTTTGATGTCTGGCTCTATGGCTTGGCAGCGAACGTTAGTGAACAGGTCTACCTTTGGTTGAGAAATGAGAATATCGAATCCAGGGAATTCCATATACCCACCACCAGCGGTATTATTCACGGGATTTCCTTGCCAGACCATAGGATAAAACGCGGATTGCAGTTGCGTGCCAACGATGACCATCTGAGCCTTTGTGACCAAGTTCAACCAATCACGAACGCTCGTCACATCTTGTGGCATCATTGGGGCGGGTCCAAGCACGTCACCAAGTACACGAAGATCGGTGGTTTCTCCTCGATTCACCTTTCGGATCAGTTCATTGATTTCCATCTCCTGACTCTCGCGGCAGATTCTACCAAACTGAGCTGTCTGATGACATACCTCGATGATTCCACCAGGGCAGTCTTCGCAGACACCTACTGGCTCTGCGCTTCCATCAGGATCAAAACCAGTGATGAAAGGATAAATCGGATTACGAAAAGTTGTGCCAAATGCGGGAAGTATCGAAGCAATGCCACGAGGAGTCGTTGCAGCATTTACGACGGTATCCTCCAAACCAAGAGCACTGAAAATTCCACCAGGAGCATAGATCATCTGTGCAGTTGGTGTTCCAGTGATATTCTTGGTCTCTAGCGTCTTCTCAGAGAGAAGCGCCTGCGCAAGTTTCCTATAATCAATGTCCATTTTAACCTCCTAAATATTTCCAAGCATGGTATCGACGATTTCTTCGATAGCCTTAAGCTCCGTTGGGCCGACCAGTTTCTCAGCCTCGGCAGCAGATACAGAAGTACCTACATCATCAGAGGCCCTCAAGACCGTCGCCTTTGGAGCCACGTCATCCTTCAGTTTTTGCAGATCCTCTTCGAGCTTCTTGAACTTATCGGGCAAAGATTGAATCTCCTTTAGAATTGCTACGAGATCCTCTTTGGTGATCACTTCCTCTGGCACTGGTGCTGGCGCAACTACGGGTTCGGGAGTAGGTTCCTCCTGCCCCTTCACCACAGCGTCATCTTCCAAAGCCTTTTTATTGAGTTCGTCTACGTTGCTGATCACCTGAGTAGCTAGATCAACGCCCAAAAGTTCTTGAAGAACTTTTTCCTTCTTCTTATCCACGATAGTACCTCCTTCAGTTACTATACAAGCGAATTTGTTGGCTGCATATTTCTTCGGTAATGGTCCGCGCTCTTTAATTTGAATCGCTTCCCATATTTTCTTAACAGTTGTGCTTTTGATGAGCACATTCTTCAATGCTTCTTGCAAAGGAATGAATCCTATACTCACCTTCCAATCCTTCGGATTCTCATCGATAGCCTTTCGAATAGGATTGGCGATTTCACTATCATCCCACAGGCCAGATTCTACCAAGCAAACGCCATCGGCCATTTGGAAGTCGCAGATTCCAAGTTTGATGCCTTTGGTGTGCCAGAAACGCCATTCTCCATAGTCTTTCTCGGCTAATGGTTGATTATCGGCCAGTGTTTTAGTAGATACGATCTCTTCCTCACCATCCAAGAAAGCAGTTGAGGAAATCGTAACCCATCTGAATCTGCCATCCTCCTGTTGCTTTGTGATGAATAGCGGTAGCGGTTCTGGAGGGAATACTTTCTCCCAGAGTTGTTTCACTTTATCGACTAGGGAATCCTTTGCTTCTGGAGTTAGCTTCATAGCCTTTTCAACATATTCTACTTCGACTTTTACCCAAGAATCTTTTTCAGCGAATTCATAGCTGTCGTCACCTTCAGTATAAATGACTTTATAAAGATCATAGGTAGAATAATCCTCTGTAATCAGATAACCCTCGAATACCTCAATTACCCAATATGGTGCACTATAATATTCAGTGCCCCCAAACTTCTTTTGGAAAGCTTTTGCGATTCGTCTCGCTTGATTACCTAAACCGACATCTTTGAGTTCGAGCCACTCTTCCTTTTCGACTAGAGTGAGTTCATCTTCTATAATAGAGTATGCTACTCTATACTGCATTCCTTCGCCATCTTCAACGACCAGATAATCTTCTGTGGCTTTCTCTACTGTGTAATTCTCAAGTTCCTTCTTTCCACCACTCGCTGCTAGAAGTTTCCGTGCTCTGGCCTGAATCCTACTGACCAACGTTGCACTAAGTGGCTTCCCATTCTTGTCCTTTGTTTGCGGAGCGCGGGCTATAGCATTACGTAGGTGAGGTTGGTCTACTTTTCCACTGGCATCCTTATAAGGAAGATGCCGCAAACTTCGAGGCTTCGTTTTACCATCTTCTTTTTCTCCAGCCTCGACGTAGAAAAAACAGGAATCTGGAAGGTCATTTACATATGCAGTAGTCCATACTGCCTTAGTTTCCAGTTCTACTTCCATTTCTTTCCCTCCTCGACATACAACTTGGCCATGAACTTCTTGGCCATTTCTTCTGTCACTGAGCAACCCTTCTTTGCTCCAGTGACCTTGTTGAAAACGCACCAGGGTTTACTCTTTGGTCCAGTCTTTCTAATTTCATAAGGCATAATAAGCCTCCTAACATCCATGTCCTGGCCTAAAACACGCCGATTCTGGTGGCTTCGCAGGGCGACCAGCAATTTCAAGCTGTTTCGTGAATTTATTCAAAGCTACTGTAAATATCTGTGGCGCAACTTTTTCAAGATTTGCTTGAATGGTTCCACTAAAGTTTCTGGCTGTAATCCCTGGATGAGTTACTGAAGGGACTACAGCCCATTCTGCCCTTCGTCTTATTAGACCAGAACCTAAACTTCCAGGATAAGTCCTAGTTCCTATAAGTTTCTCAGTAGGCTGAAAATGCAACATACCATCCTTAGATTTACGAGCGACGATTTCATGCTCTTTAGTTCCTGCATCTACCCAGTGCCAAATCACACTATCAGTCCCTATTGATATAACCCAATCCTGTCCCTTTTTACGTGGGCCATCTATCTTGAATTCAACTGGTGTCGCCCAATTCGTAGTAGTTATCTTAAAGTCCTCTAACGCTTGCTTCGCTAAAGTCTTAAGTGTCTTCTTCACTACGTTGGCAGTGAACTTGGTAGTATCAAATTGCTTAGGAACAATAGCTTTGAAACTGATCATCTTAAACGACCTAATATACTTTCCACTTTATCAAAGTCTATCAGAAATTATTTTGCAAAATGCTCATATAAATCACAAGCCCAATTCTTGAATTGTTCAGTTGTTTTAGTACCTTTGGCTGCATTGCAACTTCCACAACATGGCACGACATTACTAATTACATAACCCTGCTCATTATCTACTCTATCGAGGCCATTATAAAGGTATCGTCCATTACATGTCGAGAGATAGTTGCCTTGATTCGGCTTCGCACCACAATAATGGCACGGTCGCTGTGTTAAATTTTGGACTTGTTCTTTAGTAAGTTGCCAATTATATTTTCGGCGTTTAGCGGCACGTTTTATATTACCTAATACCTGATTAAAAGATGCCTCTCCCACTAATAAAGAAGGACGCCCCTGGCATGAGCAACCACAACTCTTCGTATGACCATTCCGCAAGTTTGCGCCCCTTACTATAACTTTCTTACCACATTCGCACTCACACAGCCATACTGCTTCTCCTCGTTTATTAGAACCACTTCTTTCAATGACAGTAAGCCGACTATATTTGTTGCCCACCTCGTCAATTAGTTTTCCCATTACCTTACCAGATTCCCTCTACTCGACCCCAAGTAATGCCCCAAAACACTTTCCACTCTATTATAGGAGTTTTCCAGATCTTGCAAACTCTTTACGAGCATATCCACTCGGTCTTCAGCAGCTTCTTCTCCTCCTGGCAAGAAATCTTCTGGTGCGTCCCCTTCTTGGATGGCGATACGCAATGCTTGCTCTCCAGTAATTTCACCAGACTTTACCATTTCACCGCGTCTTCGAGCACGCCAAACTCCGAGTTCCACACGTTCGCGCTCTGCCGTTGGATCTGTGCTGGCAAACTGAAACTCCACGGTGGAGGGAAGAACATACCAATTGAAACCAAATTCAAACTGTTGGAGGATGAGTCCTGGCCCCTTTCCACGAGACCGCGAAGACATCTCAGTGGTTTGTTGGGCAGAGCCAAGGTTGCCTCCAGGCATGGGGAAGAATTCGATGTAGTCAGTGCCCATTCCAAGAGCTAAAACGCCGATATACCACTTCATTAATTCGTCATATTTGAAGCCATCTGGAAGACCTGCCAACTCGACCAATTGTACTCGCAACGGCCTTTGTGAGTCGTGGGAAGAGATAACGATGGGAGTTATATAAAGACTTCTTCCCGAAGCTCTCGTCTCTTCTCTAGCCTTCTCTATGGCGTCGGCAATGGCGTTACTTCTCATTCCTTGAACAAAGAGCAATGCAGGTATTCTCTGTCCACTCAATTTCTGCGACTGATAAGTCTGCACAGCCCTGAGTAGTTTTGCAAACTCCAAGACACGACTTACTGCACAATAGCCTCTGCCCTTATCCTCTTCTCTCGGACTCGGCTGGTCGGTTAGGGCGAGGACTTGATACCATCGAAGACGATGCCAAGCACTATCTTTATTTGAGAAATAAAGATAGGGGATTTCTGGATTTCCAGTGCGTTGAATCCTTTGCGAATCTAAATGAGCGATTCCACGCACAGGGGACTGTGGACTTGCGCCTTTTGGCCGCAGAAGTTCAACGAAAGCGCCATTATCCTGAGTTAGAATGTCTTGCACCACTCGCTGAATAAAATTTACCCAACCAGCGCCAAAGTCAGCGGCTTGAAAGACGTTCGCGTATCTCGCCACAGCCTTAGTGCGACCTTTTAATCTGAAATCGAGTGCGGCTACTTTGGCGCACATAGAGTAGATTGCCCCAGCAAGCACAGATTCAGTAGGCCAGAACTTATCTAGGGCTTTATCCCTAGAAAGTCCCCGTTTTATTGGAATCTCGTCGGCAAGTTGGGCGAGTTAAAAAATAAGTGGAGACTCCTCTTCTATCTTTAAATCCGCCCTATCCTGAATCGATAGGATAGCCTGTTCCTTTGGATTATCAGTCATAATCTGTCCACCAGTTTTCCATATATCTAACGCGATGTGAATTCCTTAGTGCTTCTCTCCACTTCCTTCTAGTTCTCTGGTTAATTATTCGTTTATCCGTCAATCTCAGTCGTCTTGGTTCGAGCAAATCCATATCATTTCGCCCGATCTCCAATTTTCTGTCCTTCCCCATCTTACCAAATGCCTTCGACTCTTCCCCAAGCCGCAACGTCGCTTAACGCCCTTCCAGCGGCTTCCATATTTCGATAGTGCAACGCGATATTTTTGTTCTCTGCCAACAACAAGTCTCGATTGGCCTCAATTGCTTTGATAGTCAGTGGCGGTTGTGCATTGATGTCATACAAATAAAGTAGGACTCCCGTGGTCTGCACGGAGAATTCCAGGGAAATTCGTTCTTGTTTATGCCACCCCCCTGACGTATCAATTTGACAATTGAGGCCAATCTCTTGGCCCAAATTAAGTTTGTGAACGTGCGCTCGGATGAAATGATCTATGTGAATTCCATCAATCTGCGCTATTTCGATAAACTTTTTCCATGCAGCCCTGATTTCGGCATAAGAATTCGCGTAATAAGATGAATACCCAAATCCATGCGCTATATGAAAAGCGGCTTCTTTGTCGCCAAAGTATCCAATGAATTCTCGATCTGCATATCTGGCATTGATACCTAGTAAACGTAAGAACAGAACTAACTGTCTAGCCAGGTTTTCTCTGTTAGAATGATCGTGATTACCAAGTATTATATACCATTCTGCTTTATTGTCAAGTCGTCTATCCCATTGTCTAATTTCCCACCCAGCCCAGTAGATTTGCTCTGGCCCTAACTGGACGATATTCTGCGCTTCCTGCAACCTAAAGATACCCCTTCCTGCTGCTGCATCGCCGTTGAGTGCTACTTGAGTTACATCTGGTTTGAAGTTATTGATTTCTATTATAGCCCTGTCCATACATTCCATCAGAGATTTATAAAACTGACCCGCGTCGCCAAAGTGTAGGTCGCTAAGTACGAGGGTAGCTTTTCGCATATTATTTTATACTCTCTATCCAATGGGTAAGAACGTTCAATTTACCATTAATACCTACTCCTCCAGCGGCTAACCTTATAGTCATTGTTGCATTCAATGAACTCCTCTTAGGCACAGGGAAAGTAATTAATCCAGGCCCTGAATTGAGGATGTCTATATCAAAAGTAACCCCCAAATACTCATCGACTATTTGGAGGTTTCCACCTGCAAGTTGTCCATCGTAAGACCAGGCCACGCCACTGATGGCGTGATAAGCGTAGATTCCTGGCCTTGGATAAGTTATTTCTGCTACTGTATTCGCCGCAGGCGTAGAAACATCGCCTGTTGCTCCAGCAGGCGGAACATCGTAGCCCACAATATCAACGGCGGTAGCTGGACCCCCTTCTACTTGTCTAGTTCTGGTCATAATTCCTCCATAGATTCTTAAGCCAAAGTTTTGGATGCCACCAATGAATTTTGATTTCTTTTATGTAAAGACCATCGCAGCCTTTGAAGTCATATTTAGTTGGCCTGGATGAACAAACACATTCGAACCATCCACCATTTATATTTGGTAATTCGTTGGGCATCCTAATCATCCCTAATAAAATTGAGTCATAGATGGTTGTACATTAAATAACTCTTTAGTCTTTCGTTCTTCTATCTGCTTTCTGTATTTAGCCTCCTCAATGAGATCCAGGAGATTTTTGTACCAGAGGCCATAACGGACGCAGTCACAAGCGTCATCGCCAAGTTGCTGCGGTTTGTTGGAATTTATATCTCGATTGTAAGAGGCAAGGCTCGTCGGGCTATACGAGCACCGTGGATGGAACCGCAAATGTCGCACTCCTTCACCGCTTAAAATAAAGGGAGCAGTATGTTTAATTCCTTCCTCAATTGGATGAGTCGCCCCTACGGTATCTACGTCTTGTTCTTCGAGTCTGCCGCGAAGTTCAGCCGCAGATGAATCAATGTAAGCGACCTTCGCTTTCGGCCAGCCTTGAGCGAGTACACCTTCTATGCTGACTTCGGCTTTTTCATAAACGACTATGTATTCGCTAAAAATGTTAATGAACGGTGGGATTTCTTGCGCTAGTAGGAAAACGCGAGGGTGCATTCTAGTGTAACCATCGTCAATCCACCATTCCACAGGAACTCCTGGCACGTAATCGGCGTCTTCAGTGACGTTGAGTTCCTCAGAGAAATCCTCCCATACCAGTCCCTCTAAGCTGACGAACATACCACCGACTTCTTGTTCTCTAAATTTTCCTTGGTAGGTCGTGAGAAGACTAGCATAGTAAAGTGCATCGTTGTGGATGTTCTCCGACGTATCACAGTGAAAGCGTTCTACCAATTTTCCACCGTAGATGTCTGCTTGCTTTTGGAACTCCTCCAAAAACTTCTTATCGAAATCTTGCTTGACAAAAACGTCGTAGAGCCAATGATTTACGCCAGAAGGCGTGGTGGTTACCCAACCCTGTGGTCGGAAACCCGTGCGAATACGCCCACAGAGTACGTCGAAGGCCTCCCTATTTTTGTGCATTGCACCTTCATCAAACCAGAAAAAATTACTCGTGGGGCCACGCCAAGATTTAGGTTCATCGATACCGCCGTAGAGTATTTTTACTTCTTTGCCACGAATATCCAGCAGAATTTCTTTTCTCTGTGTATAAGGATGTTCAAGATGGGCGTTCTTTACTCGTGACCAGGGAAGCCATTTCGCGAATTCAGGCCAAGTCGAACGTACAAAGTGCGGAAAGTTCGGTGCGACGATTATACCACTTTCTCCCTCTGACACCTTTTGGATGGCCTTCACAGCTCCAATAGCCGTTTTTCCTGCACCCAAACCAGCGCCAAAAAGAATGAGTCTTGCTTTACTACGCAAGAATTGCGCTTGGGTTTCGCTGGCTACGAATTCAACGGGCATTATAGTACGATCACCAATTCATCTTCCACAGGTTTAGATTCCAGCACTTTACCCTCTATGGTTTGATTATCCCCAAGAGCGGGGGCTTCCAACAGAGGGCGAATAATTGGAGGCCCCTTTTCTGCGGGCAAAAATACGATGAGTTTATCATCTTCGTAGTGTTTGACGCTAATGTTGAAGTCTTTATTTTCCAGATTAAGCACACTTCGGCAAAAATTCGCCGCTTGGACTGATCCGCCGATGGCTTGTTTGACCATCGCTTCGTAGATTTCTGATAGATGCTCGCCGATAAAAGTAGCAGCGATATTGGAAACTTCCTCCCACCATCCAGGCTCCAATTTCCATCCCTTGAGCGTGACGAGGGCGACTCCTAGAGTCGTGGCTATTTCAGAATCGGTGTGGCAACCCTCTGGTCGTTCTGATGGCGGAATGGTAAGCAATTCTTGAACCCTGCGCTGTCGAAAAGTCCATCGAATCACGAAAATTCCTCTTTTATGATATTCAACTTATGCTTTTTGCATCCACATATCTTCTGTGCATTACTCATTTTGAGTTTGGTTTTCTCATGGAGATGCTTTTTATAATTAGGATTTCGTTCACCAGTTTGCTTGCCAGTCTTTGCCTCACTAATCTTCTTCTTGGTTTCTTCACTATGGTGCTTCCCATACATAGGGTTTCGTTTGCCGATCCTTGCTTTACTCATCTTCTGCTTGGTTTCTACACTGATATGTTTTCCAGTTTCAGCTTTGCTGATTTTCTGCTTGGTCTCTTCACTGAGATGTTTTCCATAATTGGGACTTTGCTCGCCAGTTCGCTTGCCAGTCTTTGCTGCACTGATTTTCTGTTTCGTTTCTTCACTGTGATGTTTGCCATACATAGGACTTCGTTTGCCAGTCCTTGCTTCACGCAGCTTCTGTTTAGCCGCCGCACTGTGATGTTTACCATACATAGGACTTCGCTTGCCAGTATTTGCAACACCTATCTTCTGTTTGGTCTCCTCGGTGCATTGAACTCCAAGTGAACTTCCTGCTGTCGGTGAGAGATTATATTCAGGCAAAAGCGCATCCAGAAAATATTGCTCACGTTCAATCAGTGTTTCAGATTTAGCCTCTTCCAGAATCTCAAAGATGAATGTAGTTTCACCATATTTGTCGAAGGCACTTTGAAGATGGAAATTGTGATGCCGTCCACGACGTAATGTGTTTAAATGTACCATCCATCTACGCCGAAGATCCACAGCACTACCAATGTAGCACTTTCCATTTAGTACATTTTGGATCTGGTAGATGCCACTAATCATAGTGCTTTCTATTATACCATACTTGTTCATAAAATGCAAACAAAGAAACCACCGAATGGTGGTCTCAGGCGAGGAGGACAGGGGAAGTTATCATTTCTCTAGGGTCTGCAACAACCACACAGTTAGAATTCTAGCCGTGTCCCATCCAATATAGTGCCAAAAGCCAAAGATTAATCCAGTGATCGATACGGCCAGCAGCCATTTAAAATCATCTTTCATATTCAGTATCCCCGATAAATCTTTATGCACCCAAGACCGATTGAAACATACGGACCTCGCCCCTTGTGCCAAATTGGAGTCCAGAGATGCAACCAGAAATGAGTCCTGCCCCAACGAGTCGTCCAATGTCGAAAGAACTCACGCCGAAATGACATAACTCGAAGGCCACGCCATACGCTTTTCAGATTTACCATTATCATTCTATACTGATCTTTTCTGAGTTGTCAGCCAAAAAATCAAGCAATCTGGAAATGCTCGGCCTGCCAACTTTTTGGCTCCGCTGTGAAAGCAAGTGCAATCTTTCCGCTAGTCTCTCTAATTTTTCTGGGGTCTCTGAATTCACGCGCAGGGTAATTGATTTTCTCATAAATCTATGATCTCCTTTCTTGCCATCCCCCATTCCTTACGATAACCTGCTAATACAGCTCTGGAGGTTTCGTGAATATCTAACATTGGTCGTACCTTTACCCAAGGCATATCGCTGGCCCAGGCGATCAAATCTTCTGGGTGATGCAAGTAATAATTTAAGTTCAGCGTCGAAGGTTTCACTATAAGGTATTCCACAGGGGGACTTGGCAAAGAAACGGGCAATGTTCTCTGCTAAGGCAAGCACAGGAATTGTATATCTCTTGCCATCTGAGAAGGTTATGAGTAGGTGGTTCATTGTAAACAACACTCCACACATAAAAAGGGTGCTGGTATAGAATCAAACAAGGACTCTGATTTTGCATCGTTTAATTCTTGCTCAATCTGTATGCAACGGTCAATCCGCTTGTCTCCACTTGATCCATAAGCATATAAGGTTATAGATGTATAACTGGGCCATACCATATCTGTCCATACTAATTGCACTTCGGATTCCACGCGCTCCGTATCGGTCTCATCGAGTAAGCGTTGTTTCGCTGCTTCGATGAATTCCAACAATGGTTGTGGAAGGCGTAAGTTTTTGAGTGTCATTTCATGACCTTCCTGTGGCTACCATATAAGATTCAATCATCCTTCGAAAATCTTTTCCGGTGTAGGTAGATAAGAGGCTTTCCCAAAAGTGCTCACAGCGGATCTCTACACAGTCTGGCGCGATGCAAGCACAGGAGAATCGCTCGTCATAAGGATTCATAGCGTGAAAGTGTGCGGCCAATAAGCGGACTAGGATTTTCTTTCTTTTTTCTTGCGCTGTTTCCAATGTTATTCACCACACCTGGATACATCGCTCCATTGACCATCCTGCCATATCTGGATAGTGTAGCGGCCATCACCAGCGGGCTTTGATAAATCCCTTGAAATATTGTAACCATCCTTAAGAAGGCCGTCTTCAAATTCACTGCGTCCGAGGCTATAAAACCCAAAGATGCCAAGTAGGAGAAGCGATATCAAGACGATAGCACCCAACTCTACCTCATGTTTAGATTCCCATCGTTGCCACCGAGTCTTTAATCTCATTATTGACCTCCTTTTAGATTGTACCACAAAGACGTGCTTTTGTCAAGTGTTATTTTAGACGCTCATATGGCTGCAGAACATCTCTTTCAGCCTTCTTAATTCTGTGCTTACCACTTTTGCTAATTGTTGAGATTCCTTTGCCAACGCTTTACAATATCGTGGATAAGCCTGTATTGCCCATGGTTCAGGATCGTCGCAAAGGGGCATAGGAATTTCCAAATTCATATCTCCTTGTGCTTGCCACAATATCTCAGTTATTATGCGGAGACCTCTGATCTCACGCTGTAATTCTTTGATCATTGTTTCCTCCATATTCTGAAAAGGCGACTCATACGATTGTACCGCAAAGACGTGCTTTCGTCAAATACAAAGAAATCGCCGACTTCTTTGCGGCGAAAACACATTCCTGCTTGAGGAATTTATAGCATAAACACTTGCTTTTGTCAAATGCAAAGAATTCATCGAAAACAGCGATTTCTTTGTGGCGAAAGGCGTCTGACAAGCGACTTTATAGTAGCACAAAGGCGTCTGACAAGCGACTTTATAGTAGCACAAAGGCGTGCTTTTGTCAAGTTCTTGTTTTGGATGTTTAATAAATCGTCGAATGAGGAAAACTGGCCCAAGATTCGCATCTCTATGTATAATAGTAATATAAGAAGATGGTTTTGTCAAATTCTTATTTTGGACGTGCAATGAATACTTTTTGGTTCTTGTTTTTGCGCGTGCAATAAATCATCGAGCGGTGAAGATGACGCTATTTTAGTGGTCTGGGCGAGCTTCGAGCGAAGAGGACCCATCGATGCCCCTGCCCCTGCCCCTGCCCCTGCCCCTGCCCCTGCCCCTGCCCCGATGCAACGAATCCTGCACCATCATTTACATAACCACATCGAATAGCCTCTACAATCCCGTCGCTGCTCAAATTGTCGATAAATCCTGCACGAGCCAACGATACAATGCTACAATATCTAATAGCCAACAGTAACCAGTAGAATGTCATAGCCCTGCGCCTACTGTGATACAGCCTCGGCCACTTGACATAATTTGCTATCAGCGTTTGCTGTTGGCTATGATATATTGTAGTCTATCACACCGCTACATTGACATAACGAAGCATCGATACCACGTCTGCGACTATCACCGTTTGCAGTCTATTGTAGTCCTATACGTAAAGAAATCTTTAACAGTTTCTTAACGCCATTTTAATTCCGGCATGGTATCATAGTTATAGTGATACACCAAGCACAGGAGGACTGACAGCATGACCAGCAAAGAGCGCAAACGTAGAGACGATGCAAAGTTCCAGATCAACTCCGCTCTAGCCGTGATCGGTATGTGGCAGACAGTACCACATGACGTACTGGAGCGAGCATTTGCTGCCCTAGAGGAGCATTCCGAGTATGTGCGATTATGCTGCAGTCATGGCATTGAGTACTACAGACAGCGGAGGCGCGAACTATGCGGATACTAGCAAGGCTGCTACTGTGGCTGTGCCCTTGGCTGCGTTTACGGCCACCAGTGATTGAGTCAATCGACACAAGGAGAATGACAGAATGCTGACATCGACGACCAGGCTACAAGAGGAACGAGCAAGGAAGGATGCGATCAAAGCTTGCTTTGACAGCTTCCGACCCTACACTTGCCCAGGCTGCGAGGACTATCCACGATGCCCGATGGCAAAGCAAGATCGGGAGGCTTTGCGGAACTTGGCAATGATTCTGGAAATGAGGAGGACAGCATGAACAACCAAGATTGGGCATTCAATCTGGCCGACCTCACAACCATTATGCGAACGGAGCCGATTCTATTCTCATGTATGATTCAGCCAGTTTTGACCGAAACCACCCAAGATTTTGACAGCAAGGCACTCGACGGAATATACGTTCTATGTTGCCCGTTGAGTGTTGAACGTCAAAATGCCATCGTCGAGGTTATTCGACGACCTCCAGGAAATCGTAAGCCTGGTATCGCCCGTTATCAGCTCCGCATCAAACAAAGAAAGTATGATCGGAGTGAACGCGGACGCTGGGATACAGTCTAGTCGGTCAAGTGGCCTCGGTCATAATCGGTCAAGTGGCCGAGGCCATAATCAGTCAAGTCGGGGCAGGGGCGAAACAGGGGCGAAACAGGGGCGAAACAGGGGCGAAACAGGGGCGAAACAGGAGGGCAAGATGCCAACAAGGTTAGCGAACACCATCAAAATCAGTATCCCAGATATTCGGGCCGAGATCAAAAAGCTGCCGAATACACGAGATGCTGATCCCATGTGTCGAGATCAGTTCCTGCAGTGTTTCCGGCGCGAGTTGAGTTGGTGCGTTGCTGAAGCGTTGCGGGCAACCGAGGGCGAAGTGCTCTTCTCAGATCTGCAAGTGCCAAGTCAGGCTAACGGTCAATACATCATGAATTTCGAGGTGTTTGATCGGTCAAGAGCACAACGCAACGCCTACAACTTCCACGGTCAAAACACCTCGCAGTGGTTGTATGCCGGCTGCATTCTCTATCAGGAAGGAGAAGTATCGACGCATCATTAACAGGATACCACAATAGAATATCCGAGACGCCAGTCTCGGAGTCAGCCTAGAAAATCGTTTCTGGACTGACGCGGAGGCTGGAGAATCGACGAAAGCAGGGAGGGCAAAGTGAAAAGATGGTATATCGGACATCGAGAAGGAAGGAAGGAAATCTTTCAGGCGGAGAGCACACCAACTGAGGAAAGTCATGGGCATCTGTATGTAGCAGCTATCGGCCCCTTCCGCACGAAACGGGCAGCTATCTGGAGTTGTCAGTACGGTGCGCACTGGGCAACTATAGCTGAGGCTGAGAAGGCAGCCAAGAGAGACGCGGAATTGTCGGCATAGCAGGGAAGGCCAGTCAGTGAGGAGCTGGCTGGCCAAACCATCATAATCGGTCAAGTGGCCGAGGCCATAATCGGTAAAGTGGGGGCTGGGTCCAGGCAGGGGCAACCCAGGGGCAACCCAGGGGCCAGGGAGGGGCAACCATAGGGCGACGAAATCGGCGAAACAGGGAGGGCAAAGTGAACGAGGGGATGCGAAAAGCGCAGAACAAGGCGAATCAACTACTCAACAAGGCGAGGCGCGAAAGAGATCGTAAAGGCTATCGTGAGAATCTTGGCTATGACAAATGTCAAGTTCTCCAAGACTACTGCAGTGAAGTTGGCCTGTCATATTCCGAGACCAGTCACATCCTGGCATACTTTGAAGAGGGATGCGACGCTCTGTAGAAGCGCAAGGGGAGGGCAAAATGCCAAGAAACGTCCGTAACTTTTGGATCGAGGCCGAAGTAGAGGGGCGGAAGTCAAAAATCGCCTTTGGGCCACAGGGCAAAGAGGACGGCTTTCGTTTGACTGTCTATATGCGCAACAAGGACGAAGTCGAGGCCGTTTTGGGACTCCAGGGCAAAGTAGAGGGCGAAAACGTAGAACTCTGGATCGACTCTGGTGAGGTTGGCGAGGAGGGTCAAGAGGCGAATCAGGGGATCATCATAATTTGCCGAAAACGGTAGAACACAGGGGGTGAAAAGTGGAAGACTACAAGGCTCGCGTGGTAGGTTTCATCTGGTGGCCGAACGGTATGGAGTGCAGCCAGGAGTACCGATTCCCTGCTAGGGATGACCAAGACGCGACGGAAAAGATCGAACGGATAGCAGGGGACTTTTCGGAGGTAAAAGACTTTGAACTTTTCAGGCGCGAGAATTGCCCGCATTGTGGCCACACAGTCTGGGAATGTGTCAAGGAATTCACCGTAGAGGGGGCGTCAATTTACCTTGAGTGCATGGCATAAAGAAACTTGAGTCCCACCCACTCAACTCTCTAGTCGTATAGGGGCATAAAGACAGCGAAAAAAGCGTACTAGGGCGCAAAAAGCGGTGAAAAGCGTAGATTGTGCTACGAAACACGTAAAAAGGCGTCGAAATGTAGGCTCTAAAAGACCAATGAACAAAGAAAAAACTGGTATAGAGCGTAGAAGGTGGTGAACGACTGCACAAGGAAGCAGGGAAAACAGGGAATCGGGGCGTCCTTGCAAAAAAGAAAACAGGGAAAGACTGATAACGAATGTAGCGACTACTGTTTATTGCTGTGCTGTACCTTAAGGCATAAAGACAGTAGATAACGATGATAGAACACAAAGAAACGATACGTTATGGTCAAGTAAAGATACATAAAATGCACTATTGCTAAAGTTGATAGGGAGGGACTCAAGGTAAGAGACCAATGAACAAAGAGAAAACTGCAAAAAACTGCGCGTGGCGTAAATGAGCGTAATTGAGTACCTTGAGGCACTAAGACAGCACAGGGTGATAATAGAACACAGAGGAATCATACGTTATGGTAAAGTAAAGATACATAAAATGCACTATTGCATCAAATATGTAACTGTACAAGACTCTGTGACCTATATACCAAAATCCAATTTGACATAATACTAAACGCATCATACGCAAAACTGCGAGCACCAAAATTGTTCCCTTTTCGGCAAAAAATATGCAATAGTGCGTTTCTTGTATGTTTACTTTACCATAATGTATCGTTTCTTTGCTTCCTTCTGTGTTGGTCTATGGTTTGCTGAAAAAAGTGCAAGAGTGTCTGAAAATGCAAGAGTGCATTTTATGTATCTTTACTTTACCATAACGTATCATTCTTCTGCAGTGTGCTAACATTCTCTACTGTCTTTATGCCTAAAGGTGTTTACTTGACATAACGTTTTCGCCTTCCACCTTTTATAGTATTATCCTGTTTACCCTGTGTTCTTTGCTGTCTTTATTCCGAGAAAGTTGAGTCTCTGAGGCTCAAGTATTGTGAAGAGACAATTTTATGTCAAGTAAATCAAGCATCCAGCCTAGCGAAGCGTGTTTCCCTGTTTTCCCTGCTTCTGTGCATTTCGCGTATCCCTTCTCGCACAAGGTCACTACTTACCCGTTTTCTATGCCCCTGTGCAGTTTATGTATGCGAGTTTTCAGGACACCTTAACCACCCAAATTTGACAATTCATAGCACTTGTGCTACGATATAATCAAAGTCCAAAGGAGTAAATGCCATGACCGAAACCCGTAAGCAGAAAGCACGGCGATTGGTGGACGAGGGACACGTGACGATTCTTCGTCATTCCTCACGCGCTACAGAGGCTTACGTCCGAGACGATTCCCTTACCTACACGACGCTCATCCATTCGAGCGGCTGGTTTTTCTGCAGCTGCGTTTGGGGCCAAATCCACTCCTACGCCAGTCATTGTTGTGTCCACGCACTCGCGGTCAAACTGGCCGTGGAAAGCGACATACCCAAGGATACCGACCTGCCAAAGGAGGAACCGTGCAACAAGTCATAGAGCGACCAGGCCCAGAAGATTATTCTCCCGATCCAGAGAAACTCCTGAAAGTCGCATTGAAGGTCTTGGTGAGAGCAAGGGATGCACTTGTCACAAAGGATATGTCCCCGCTCGGCTCTGATGCAATCTATTGGGCTTCCGAGGCAACCGACCATACTAGGCTCGCACTCGTAGCGTTGGAGAGGAAAAAGGAGGAGACGTGCAACAAGCCATAGAGCAGCTGGACAAGGCCCAAGGGCACTCGGTGAAAGCACTAGAAAAGCTGTATCAGGAGCCATCGTCCAGAGCGGCATATCTAGCAAGGCTAAACGTGATAGACGCTATTGACCTTCTTAGACACGCACTGGAACTGCTGAAGCAAGAGCAGGAGGCGATGAATGAAAGAACCGTGGGAGATGAGACGCGATGAATATGCAGCGACGGCTACAGGAGACGAAGCAGAGGCCGCCATCAAACGTTTGAGTATAGAGATGCCTGGTTTTGTTGGTCGGCAACGGTCTATGTGGCCTGTGGGACGCTTTTTTGGGAAAGCACACCGCTTGTTGATCTTGGAAGCCCTAACTGCTGGCAAGCCTGTGCCCCCCGAAGTCCTGGCCGACTATCCTGACTTGGCAGCGCGGTATCCTGCATAGATACAGAAAGGGATTATCAGTGGTGACTCAATACAGACACTATCAAGATGAGACTGGCCTGTTCGTGTGTCCGATCACGAGCAAGCGGGCAGACTATGTTTGGGGTGATCGGGATCGCGGGCGTGGTTTCACTTGTTGCGTGCATTGTACTGGCGAGCATCGTACTCCAGGCGGGGATCTCCACGCGCTACAGGCTCGCCGACAGAGGTCTGCCCCGCTAGTGAATAGTTATCAGAAGGAGAAAACATGAGAACAAACGACTGGTACAAATGCACCGCACGAGAGGCATCGTCCCGCGACGATAAACCTCTTATGAGGGCAGCCCAAAACGCACAATTTGCGGCACAACCCTTCGAGACTTACATTGATGGCGTGATTCGCCACCTCAACGGTGCTATTGTTGAGATTGAACGCATCGTCAAAAGTGCAATTGAAGACGGCGACGATCCACGAGCGTCCGCCACCTGTGTTGCAGAGCGGATCATCCAGACCGTCACCTGGGCGGTGGCAAACGCACAGATCGGGTACTTGGTCACTTCCGCAGCGGCACTCGATGAAGCAGCGAAGAAGTTACCCAAGGAAACATAAGCAGAAAGGAAAAATCTGATGCCTAACTTGCGAGAATTGTTGCGGAATGTCGACGAGTATGACGAGACCATCAGCCAGGCAGCCTATACCTTATTAGAGGCACTGATTGAGATCCTCGAACCAACCCGTGTTTTGAATCCCAACGAGACAGTTGCGGCACAGCACCGAGAGATGCGGCATCTCCAACAGCAAACCATAGAATTGGTGGAAACAGCGGAGGGGCTACGCGGCGAGTTGGGGGAAGCCAGGAAGCACAAAGATAGCTACCGCAAGCGTTATATGCGTGTCCTAAATGAGCGAGATCAAATACGGGCGAAGTTGGAAATCAAGAACAATGACGCCGATCTTGGGCGGATGGTGCGGAGGATGCGGAGTAATAGTCAACTCGTCAAGGGCGGCGTGTTCTATTGGGGTGCGGTCAAGAATGTGCTGAATGATGAATGGTGTCTAGCAGAGCAACCGCCTCTTAGCAGTGACCCTGACATCGCTCTGCGGTCTATTCAAAAGGAGGAAGACGATGCCTAGACCTATACCTAGCCTGCGAGAACAGCTGTTGTGTATCCACGTCGGCGGGCCAGCCATTATCAGTGGAGACCATTACGGTTTGCTTATGAGCATAATAAACAAACTGGAGATACTAGCCGAGAAAGTCGAGGCATTAGAAGAGCGACAAGAGCCTTGTGGTATCACAGACGAAACGAGCCACCGCATTAGGGCACTGGAGGCGGCGGTGAGGGGCTACGAATCCCAGCACGTCCCTGTTGCCGATGACAAGGAAGAAATCGAGAGCTTGCGCAAGGAACGCGACGAGGCTAAAGCAACCAAAGCGGAAGCCATTGAAGACACGATCATGTGGCGTAACCGTACTCGAAGCCCATATCCAGCGAAACACAAATGATGGCGGTTTCACACAGGGAGCTTGGCGAACACGCGACATCAGGAGGCAAAATGAAGGAGAAGGATTGGACTAAAGTAATCGTCGTGGTTGCGATTGCGGTATCTCTGTTTCTAGTCTCACTGTATTTTGCCATTCTGGACAGGGGTAACTACAATATCCTCGACGGTCTCTTAGCAGACGGATACGATGTAGTCATTGATCGTTCGATTCGGCCTGGAGAGGGACGTTACATAGTACGGATTTGGCGCGACGGCTGGGTGGCGGTAGAAAGATGAATGACCAAGCACAACTATGTTACGTGGAATTGCCCTTCGTGTGGTTCACGATGAATCTGTGTGAACAATCGGGCGACGATTGGAATGACGTACCTTTTGAATACAACGCTGAACCTCCATCTTTGAGGCGTGGGCAAGATTGGGAAATATTTCGTGTGGCCATATTTGCCAACCCCTACAACTACGAATTGTTGACGCCGGACAGCGGCTATTATGGCGGCCCGTGGTCAGTTGATGACATAAATGCGGGAGCCACACCGTGGTTGCGTTTGACTGACTTACATTGTCAGCATCTAACGATGGCGAGTCTTATGGCAGGCACTACCTACGCCGAATTCAAGGAATTCGCTGCTCGTTATGGGTTGTTCATCTGGCTCGACGAAGGCACTTTAGCCGAATTTGACAAATCATAGCACTTGTGCTATGATATGCTCATTGAAAGGAGATCAAAAATGCCAATTTGGATTTCGACTAACGATGAGCCTGTGCCACTCACCTGTGATGTCTTGATTTGTCACAGAGGTTACATTTACAAGGATGGAGATTGGGAAGAGGGTATTTGCGTTTCTTTGGCTCGTGCTTTGGTTAGCCATACTACAAGTGGCCGAATGATACAACATGAATACTGGCAACCCAAACCCAGTTTTTTCCATTGGCCTAACCGAACATTGATTCCCTACTCTGAAATCACTCATTGGATGCCTGCTCCGAGTTTACCAGAGCCACCAAAGGAGGCGCAATGCAAACTCTAGACTTTGGTGCTATCATAGATAAAAACGAGTCCTGGTACGAGGACTACGATCTAACTTGTCCCTACTGCCACGGGGAACTAGAACATCACTGTTCGACGTGCGAAGGGGAAGGAACGATTGAGTGCTCAGAGTGCGCGGGATTTGGTATGGTAGCTGATCGAGAATGTCAGGAGTGCAAGGGAGAAGGGGGCTTTCCTTGCAAGGACTGTGATGGTGAGGGTGAAATCTCCTGTGAGCAATGCTCCGACGGTCACTTTGAGATCATGTGGAACACAGCCTACGAGGTCAAGGTTTGGGATGATTGGCTCGACGTTGATCGCGAGAGTGCCAAGTGGCAGGAAGTCTACAAGCTGGCTTGGGATAATGGCTTCTGCCTGATCGAGCACGGAGATAAGCGGTATCTCCTTATGGGCATGTGCGGGCAAGATTGCACTTGGCTGATCCACTACACCAGGTGGAAGCTGCAGGGCTACCTGGATGAAGAGGATTGCCAAGATTGCATTGGCTCTGGTGGCTATGTCTTCTTACGCGACCAGGAGAAAAGGCGCGAACTCTGTGAATATATCAAGGGCCGACTAACGCCACCAGAAGACTACGCCAAAAGTTACGCCTATAACATCGCCAAGATTGACCGCATTTATGGCTAAACGTACTTGGGTTCGAGCAACCGATTCCGAAGGACGTAGCATCATCGCTGAGGACAACCACGATGGCACGTTTACCACTTGGGGATATAGTGCTATTGGAAGAACTGGTGAGCCATTACCAGGAGTCACTATCTCACCCATAACGAAGAAAGACAAAAGCGAAATAGAACGACTGGAAAAGCTGTTGGCAAAGTCCGAGGAGCGCAGCCAAGCATGGTACGATTGCTACCAGATAGCGAAGGGACGATGACTGATCGACTCGACATTGGTGATGGAGACAGTATCCCGATGACCATTGCTGCCATTCAACCAGGCGATTACATCTGCAGCCAATTAGCCCCACACATCGTCGGTCGTGTAGTGCGACGTGGTGTTGTGACCCGCTATCCTGCATTCATCATCGAGAACTACAGGGGCGTTCTAGCTGTGGTTTTGGAATCTGATACGGTGATTCTTGGTTTAGGCAATATCCAGGACTTAGAACAACGCATAAGCGACGAATTTGACAATTCATAGCACTTGTGCTACGATATAGTCAGGAAGACCTGGACAAGCCTGCCGATGTTTGTGCGTTGAACTTGTACTTGAC